CCATAGTAAGAGCTTCTTCTAGTGCTACATTCATACCCTCGTGTGTCTCAGCCTCACCGAATACTAGACCTGTCTTGATCTGTCCTGTCCACTCACCATCCCTAGTAACAGGGCGTATTATAATAGCAAGGTCACCAGGTTTTACTTCATAGGCCATCACTCTCTCCTCTTTACTTTCACACGTTGTTCTTTCATACGCTTACCTTTTTCTATAAGCCAACCCTCAGGTATAACTCGGTGTGCCCACTTGAATCCATTCTTATCACACCAATCACAGTACCTACTCTTAGCTCCCTTGTACAGCTTAGAGTTAGCGTTACTAAATACAAAACGTATATCAAGCTTAGGGTGTTGCCTCTGTACTTCTATGTGCTTGCGACGATCCCCAGCCGAAAATAATCCTTTGGTCTCAATTATGATACCGTTATCCAATTCGAAGTCTGGTGTATAGGTGCGATACTTTAAATCCTCCCACTCTATCTTTAACTTTTCATAGGATACAATCTTCTGTCGTGTCTCTAAGAATGTAGCGGCCTCTAGCTCAAGGCCACTACGATAGTTTCTTCTGTTGTGTTTACGAACCACGCCCATCTCCTATGTGTACATACTCTACCATAGGTGGTTCTTTCTTACCCTTGTAAACACGAGAGGGTTGTTCGTTTAAATCCCAACACTTGTGTTTGAAGTCACACCATCCACAGGTATTTTTATCTAGTACTAAGTTACCACTAGCTTTCTTGAAGTATGTCTCAGGTACTGCTTCGTAGCAACGCTTGAAGGGTGCATCACTCTCAATGTAATCCACAGTAGATTGAATGCTATCTATAACAGCCTCCTTGTCCACCTCAGATGCATCTACATACTTAAACTCACCGTTGCCTTTGTTGACTACCCACCAACCGCCTACACCCTTTCCTGCAGCTTCTGCATAGCCTACAAGCTGTGATACATAGCCGAAGCTATCCTTGTTGTTGAGTGTATCAAAGCTTTCAAACTTATTAGTGTATGACCAAGGGGATGCAGACTTAACATCGTCAATCTTTCCATCCATCTCCATATCATACTCACCCTTGATCTCTTGACCATTGGGTAGCTTGAGTGTCACTACATCATTGTCTTTAAAATCCTGACCTACTGAACGTAGTAACCCCTTGAACACAGCCTCAACTATATCACCTAGGATCATGTTCATTAAGAAGTGTGGTGGAAAAGGTCTACGATCTTCTGGATCATTCTTTTCAAACCATAACTGACAGGGTGCTTTACCAATGTTAGACATACGTAAGCGGAAGTCGCCACGCGGAGGTGAGTTAAACTGTTTGTTCAACGCCGCCTCAACATCAGCGGCAACCTGTTTGGTTACCGCCTCTGTCATGTTTGCTTCACCAGCCAAAGCCTTCTGCAGAAAACTGTAGATTGCTAATTCTGCTGGGTGATTCATGTGTTTACCTCAACGAAATCATTATTGATAATGTCAGACACTACAGACTCATCATCAGCAGACATAGATTTGTCTAGCCTGTCATGGTATAAGTCTAAGATCTTACCATTGCTGTACTCAATAAGCTCAATGAAATCTTTTAACATCTCATTGTCACCCTCACCAAGATCAACCTTATCACCTGATGCTGCTTTGATCTTACCAAACTTAGCACCTGTTGGAATGCTATCTTCTACACCCATGAATTTAATAGTAGACATGATAGGCAGCAGGTTCTTTCGCTTCAGTACACTCAACACACCATTGATACTCTTTAGTGAGTCGCGGTTCTTAACGTCCATTACAAATGGTACGTCTTTATAAGAAGCCTTATCAATAGGTTCACCCTTCTCATTGATAGGATCATCAAGTGTTACTGTACCGTAGTAAACGTTGACACGCTTAACGCTACGGATAATCTGCTTAGTAGCATCATCTAAAGCTTGGAAGTCTTCGATCCAACCAGAGGGTCTACCCAAGTTGAAACCACCTAGGCTGTCCTTCATATCACCATTGAGTGAGTTAGCTAAGACAGACTTCTCCATCTCTTCTGTTTCACTATTCCAACGTTGCCACTGTTGGCGCTGGGCGAAGACACGCACCGTGATACCATTACTGTAGATCTTTTCGTCGCCACGCTTGAGGATGAATGCACCTACTGGTACTACCTCAGTCTTAATTGCCTTACCACCTACTTCTATCTCTCCCATAAGGGGTGAGTGTAGCATACCCATGCGTGATATGGATGGTGTTGAGTCACCTGTGGATGCAGATACACCCATAAGTTCTGCCATTGATTGGCCTCGTTCGTTTGCTATTGATAGTTCATTGCTCATTTCTATACCTTTCTATAGATTAAAAGAGTTCCTAGTTATACATTATATATCAACTGTGTCAAGCCAGTTTGATCCTATTTTTGCTTCAAGTAGTAATGGTACATTCATCTCTACATTATATGTTTTCTTTACAAGTGCATTGATGTCGTTGTTAAGTAGCTCAATAATATCAATGACTTGTTGTTCTTCATCAGGGTGTATGTCAATCACCATGCTGTCATGTACTGAATTAACTACGCAAGAGTTGTATGGTTGTAACAATTCGTGAAGTTCATTCAACACAATAGGTACTATATCACCTGTAGCAAACCCTTGCACTGGGTAGTTCTTAATCATTGTGAAGTGACTTGGCATACCATTATCCCTACGTCTTACAGTAGGGAAAGCATACTGCCTCCCTGACTTATTAGTTATCTTATTGAATCGTAATGCCTCATCGCCTAACTCTTTGTGCCATGCAGCAATACCCTCATACTTTTTTATAAAGTGTTTATAGTAGGCGGCTTCAGCCTTAGATCTTCCATACCCAGTAGCTCCAAAGAGGGGTGCAAATGTATGAGCCTTAGCATCCTGGCGAGAAGTCTTCTGACCTGCATCTGTAATAACTTTAGCAGTGTAACTATGCACATCAAACCCTGTGTCAATCTCTTTCATAGCAGTCTCGTCTTGTGCTAGGAACGCAGCAGTACGGAACTCAAGCTGAGCAAAGTCAGCCTCCATAATCTTCCCATTTTCCCACCGTGAAACAAAGACTTTCTTCACAGGAAACGTACCGCCTCTTGGCATGTTCTGCATGTTAGGGTTACGCCCACTGAAACGTCCAGTAGCTGTTATGTGTTGCGTTAAACTTACATGTAAGAACCCATCATGTTTAGTATAGTTTGATATACCCTCAACGAAAGAACTTAGGTAGCTACTGATAGCAGACAAACGTCTCTGATCTATAAGAAAAGACTCAGCCTCTGCCATGTTATTACTTCTTGCAGTAGCAGCGAGTACCTCTAGGTTATCTTTACCTGTACTAAAACCATTGGCACTAATCCAACCCTTGTTAGGTGCAGTAAACCTGAGACCAGCAATCTGTTTTGTTTCTGTTAGCTGAAAGCCTCGCGTGTTACAGTCGGTACACTTGTTAGGTCTAGCATACTTTGTACCATCCTTCTTTGTTTTAAACGTCTTGCCTTGCCCCTCACAGGTAGGACATGTAAATGCTTTTGTTCTGTATACAGGTGTAGAGTTTGCTCTAACAGCATCCTTATATTCATCAACTGTAGATGTGAACTCAAACAGATCAGCCCATTCCTTTTTGTCATTCATACGTAGAGAGAATACTACCTGTGACATTTGCTCAGGACTGTTAAGGTTTATAGGTGTGTCACCCATAAGCTTACGTATTTTCTTCTGCAGTCTATCTTCAATCTCTGCCTTCTCTTGTTCAAACTCTACTCTTACTTCTTCAAGGGCTGATCTATCCACCCTGATCCCTGACATATACATTCGGGTGAGGGTCTTACAGGTGGTAAAGGTTGTATCTCGAATAACTCTGAGACCTCTAGACTCTGGCTCGGCGTAGTCTGCTTCGATACTATGGAACAACCAGCTAGTTGAAAGCAAGTCACACCTAAGATAATAGGTAAGCTCATCCAACGGTATCTCATTTGTAGTGTATCCTTCTTTAAAATATCTTTTAAGTGTATCATCTTTCTGTACCTCTAGTTTTCTACGTTCAGCACAAGCACCTAAGCTTAAAGGATTACGCTGACCTCTATCAAGTATATACTCTGCTAACATTGTGTCGTAGATCAAGCCATCATACTTGAAGCCTGACTCCCACAACCACATCAAGTCATGCTGCGCGTTGTGCATGATAAGTAATGTTGTTAAGTCTAGTACGTCCTGCACTAGCTTATGCCCAGCGCCTGACACATCCTTAGATTCATCATGGTCTATATTTACAGTATATAGTTCATCATGGTTGTCTGCATTAACCATACCAACTTGGACTAGGTGATTACTAATCTCAAAAGGGTCCATGTGATCTTTGCCATTGCGTTTTGTTGTGCTGTTCTCAACATCTAATACTATTCTCATGTCTTACCTCAAGCTGAAAAGATAGAGCGTGATCCATCCAATACACAGGTGATCTTACCCTGATACCCATTCA